TGATCTCAATGACCCTGCAGATCCTTATTATCTACCTGTTAATCAACGAACTATACACAGGCATGGTGGAGATTTTGGGTTTGGAGGAAACCCCGCTGCTATATCCGCAGCTCATTATGATGCCAATAGAAAAAGGATTTATGTATGGGGTGAGTTATATAAGACTGGTTTGACGAATGATGTATTAGCGCTACGTACTAAAGAACTTATTCCAACTTACAATGATGAGGGGGAAGTAGTAGGTACACAACCAATAACATGGGACTCAGCAGAGCCTAAATCAATCGCTGAGTTGAAAAATCACGGAGTGAATGCCCTTCATGCTAAGAAGGGTCCTGACAGTATTCTATTTGGAATCCAATGGTTGCAGCAGCAAGAGATTATTATTGATAAAACATGCACACATCATCGTACTGAGTTTAGTTCTTTGAAATGGAAAGAGGATCGGAAAACAGGCAAAGTCCTACAAGAGCCAGTAGGAGCCGACCATTTGATTGATGCCCGGAGATATGGGTCCGAGCAAGATATGATTCCACGTGGTAAAGCAAGAAGTTATGAAGCATAGGAGTTGTTATGGCAAAGCTGCAAGAGTTATCTACCAATAAAATAATAAAGGATGCAGTTAATCCTGACTTGCGTTTAGCATTTGATGTTATATCAAAGAAGCGTGAGCCTTATGATTTACTATACAAGTATTATAAAGGTGATCATCCATTGCGTTATTCTACTGAACGTTTGAAGAAAGCCTTTGATAAGATAGGTACATACTTTGCTCAAAACTGGTTAGCAGTAATTGTTGACGCTGTTTTAGATCGTATCAATCTAAAGGGATTTGATATAACTGATGAAGAAGCTAATACTATTATCGAAGACTTATGGGAGAAGTATAGTATATCTTTATTGACTGATGATGTTCATGAAGCTGCAACTGTTTTGGGTGAGGGATATGTTATAGCGTGGAGGGAAGATAATGAAAATACGGTTGACTTAGATGGAAACGAAGTAGAAGGTGAAGAAATAACTGACGTCTATTATAATGATCCAAGAATGTGCCATGTCTTTTATGATTCTTATAGACCTACACAGAAACGATTCGCTGCTAAAATATGGATAGATGCAGATGGTTATCCATGTATGCTGTTATACTACCCTGATAGATTAGAACATTACAAGTCACGTTCTAAGATAAAAGGTTTTGATACATGGATATTCAGTTCAGGTACATTCCAGCTGGATAATGAATATGGCAATGGTGGAATAGAACCAAATGAATACGGTGTTATACCTGTATTCCATTTTAGATCTGGGCGTATATCAGGTAAGCGTGAGATAGGCCAGTCAGAAATCAGTTTACAAGACGCTATCAATAAGTTATTTGCTGACATGATGGTCGGCAGTGAGTTCTATACATTTACCCAGAGAGTTATTATCAGTCAGTCTGACCCTGGAGATTTGAAGAATGGTGCGGGTGTAAACTGGTGGATTCCTTCTGGTGACGGTAAGGGGCAAGGTTCTAATGTTATAGAACTCGGTGCTAAGAGTCTTGAAAACTATATACAGGCACTAGATCATGTAGCCCAGTCGATGGCTGTCATATCAAGAACACCTAAACATTATTTTGCTCTAACAGGTGGGAATATTTCGGGAGATGCTTTATTAGCGATGGAAGCACCCTTGAATAAAAAGGTGAAGAAACGTATCGAAGGTTATGAGGTTGAATGGAAGGCTCTCATAAAATTTCTTTTACTTCTTGAAGGTAAAGAAATAGAGTCAAATAAAATTACTCCTGTATGGGAGCCTGTATATACTTCTCAACCTTTAGCAACTGCTCAAACTACTAAAACTGAAGTTGAATCAGGTGTTCCATTGAAAACAAGTGTACGTCGTGCTGGTTGGGCACAAGATGAAATCGATCAGATGGATAAGGATATAAAGGAAGATCAGAAGCGCACATCGTCTTTAGCTCAAGAAGAATTAGATAGACTTAGAGCAGAGAAGGATATGGAAAATGAAGATGGTTCAAATTCAAAAGGTGATGTAAATGCCTGATGTTCCAGATCCCCTAGTTGTTCGCCTCCAGCGGGAGAATAGAGCTGCTTTGCTTGCCCGTGAAGATAAGCAGTTAAAAAGAATGGCTAAAGATTGGATCGCTATTGAGCAGTCTTTACAAGATGATATGTTTAGGCTAGCTGAAGATATTACTAGAGCTAGAGCTGGTGGCCTTACAATTACTGAGCAGTTGATTAGGGAAATGGCCAGGTATAAAACATTGAATGCGCAATTGAAGCGCGAGATATTGAAGTACGCCAAAGATCAGGCTGCTAAAGATATAGCAGCGGAGCAGTTAGTTTACGCTAAGCATGGTTTATCCGGAGCAGCCGCTGCAATCAATGCTCAATTCGCACTAGGAGTTGTATTCAATACATTATCAGTTGATGCGTTCGAAGCAATGTCTGGTTTGTTAGGCAATGGCAGTCCATTATATAAATTATTGAGAGAAGCTTATCCGGATGCACTAGATGGCATTGTAAAGGCGATGCTTGAAGGAGTTGCGAAAGGCTTTGGCCCAAATCAAATAGCACTCAATATGGCAAAAAGAATGGGGTTGGGTTTAGATCGACTAACTTTGATTGCTCGTACTGAGCAGCTTCGGATGTGGCGCATTGCAACACAACAGCAATATCAAGAGAGTGGTGTTGTTTTATATCATATGCGGGTGTGTGCCAGAGATTCAAGAACTTGCATGGCTTGTTTAGCAGCGGATGGGGAAAAGATACCTGTCACACAAGTTCTTGATGATCATCCACGTGGCAGATGTACTTCAGTCCCAGTAGTAAGAGGAGCTAAAAAACCAGTATGGCAGTATGGTGAAGAGTGGTTTATGAAACAGTCTCCAACAGTGCAAAAGGAGATGATGGGACCAATGACTTATGATCTATGGCAGCGGAAACAGTTTAGTATACAAAAGCTGCGAGGTGTTTCTTATTCAAAGATATGGGGCAATAGTCCCAGAGTTAGAACATTGAAGGAGGTCCTAGGAACGGTTTAATTGTTTGAGATAGTTCAGTAAATAGCACGGTATATTTAATTTGATTTAGTTAGAGCGTGATGCTCAAAGGAGAACGTGATGTTCAAAAGATTTATGGTAATGCAAAGTGACGATAAAGGTAGTAGTGGTACGGGTGATCCTCCTGCTACTCCAAGTAATTGGGAAGAATATATTGGTTCACTTCCCGAGAAACAGCGTACAGTAGTTCAAAAGTTTTATGACGACAAAAACGCTGATCTATTATCTACTGTAAAGAATACACGGAAAGAGCGTGATACTTTTTCCACTCAACTGCGTGATGCAGCCAAGAAACTTGAAAAAGGTTCAGAGTCTGAACAAAGACTTACTGAACAGGCTAATCAGCTGGATGAAGCGAATCGTCGTGCTGACTTTTATGAGGAAGCTCCTGGACAGCAATGCAATAACCCGAAGGCTGCTTTTCTAATTGCAAAAGCTGGTGACCATTTCACGAAGAGTGGATTACCTGACTGGAAGGCAATCAAAGATGCAGCTCCACAACTGTTTGGTGAAACAGTTGTAAAGAAGCCAAAAGGAAAAGGCGGTGCTGGTGCTGGAACTGAAGACGGTGCTACTCCTCCAAGTGTCAACGATTGGATTCGCAAACAAGCTGGTGTCAAAACTATTTCTAATGAATAAGGAGTAACATGACTACTTTTAATGAGTTCATTTCGCGTTCTGACTCTGAAGCTCTTATGCCGGAAGATGTTTCGCGAGAGGTTTTGAAAAATATTAGTGAAGGTTCAACGGTAACACGTTTAGCAAGGCGTTTACCAAATATGACACGTGTACAACGTCGCCTGCCTGTGCTTAGCGTTTTGCCTACTGTCAGTTTCGTTGGTGAAGCTGGACGTGTTCTTCCTACTGGTCATCCGCAGACCTTTAGTGAAATCAAACCGACAACTGAAGCGCAATGGGCAAATAAGTACATCTACGCTGAAGAAATGGCTTGCATCGTTGTAATTCCTGAAACTGTTCTTGAAGACAGTGAGTATGATGTCTGGGCTGAAATCCAGCCTGAGATTATCGCGGCAATCGGCGCGAAGATTGACTACTCCATCTTCTTTGGCGTGAAGGGTATTGATGTTCCTGCGGCATGGCCAAACGGTATTATGTTGCAGATGCCTGCTGCTCATAAAATCGCTGATACGTTCGGCAATGATCTATATGATGCGATCATGGGCGTTGGTGGCGTAATCTCAAAAGTTGAAGAAGATGGTTTCTTCGTCAACGGACATGTTGCCCGTCTTGCAATGCG